CTCCGTTTTGGCTTTGGCTTACTGTCCACCGGAATTTCTGCAGCGACCGTTGCGCCCTCATCGTCTGAGCTGATAGCGACGACTTGCTCCGGCTCATCGCCGGAATTGTCCGCCGATTCAGCGACGCCGATCGCCATGAGGCGGCGCGCGCTCTCATCCGACAGGTCAATAAGCGAACCAGCCGGGCGAATTTCGCCGCCGTGCCATACGTTTTGCCGAATAATAACGCGCATCGCCATACCCCCCGATTAGGCCGACAGGCCCTTGATGCAAAGGACGTCCCATTTGCGGCGAACGAGTGGGAGCGGGGCGCTCTGGATGATATTTGAGACAGCCAAAGGATCGCGCGATACAATTGAGTAAATCGACCGTCTGCCGATGTAGCGCACCATCGTTTCTTCGCCGGCGGGCAGGTATGTCGGGCCGTACATCATCTTTGAGACGCTTGAAGACCCGAGAAGAGCATATCCGCTTGGCAATAACTGAGACCCGCCGAGAGCTGCGCCGCTTGCGTACAGAGACAAACCGGCAAACTGCCCTAAATACTGGATACCCTCAAAGTCGTAGCGTGCGCCCGCGTCAATATTGCCCGGATTAAGTAATGCAGTCGGTGTGGCCATCAATGCGCGCGCAAGTTTTGCGCCGATATTAGCGGCAACGACGAGAGTATTCGGGGCCGCTCCGCCGTGCTGGATAATCAGGTTCTGCCATCCGAGGATGTCTTCAAGCATTTTAGCGCCCGTGGTTGAGTCGCCCCAGACTGCGGAGGCAGTTACAACGGGATCATCAGCGCCGCCCGATACCGGTGTTGACCAGAATGTGGCAAGTCGCTTTGTCTGACCGTTTGCCAACTTAACATCAACCTTGCCCTGAGTGAGGGCCTGGATCGACATTTCCTCCTCGGTGCGGATCAATGCGCGTTCTAGCTCGCCGTATGAGATGTTCTGCAATTCAGCGATCTTTTCCTCGCTGTCATAAGCAGTACGACCGGGCAGACGGTTTTCAAGCTCAAACGGTGTGATGACATGCTTGTGACGAATGCACTCAAAGGCAGCCGTTACAGTGTCAAAACCCTGCACTGCGTCGGTTGTTGACTCAGCTTCATAACCGGCGAACGGCAAGGTATTGTCGTTGTAAGTTATGCGGTCGTATTCAAAGACGCGCTCTGGAATTGCGAAAACTTCATTAAAAAATTTGTCGCGAAAAAACGAGCCCTGACGAACGATGGACTTTTCGATCGCGTCAAGCATTACACGGGAAACTAACTCAGCCATAATGCGCCTCCTTACTTGAGAATGATCCCAATGCCACGGAGCGCGTCAACAACGCCCGCCGGGATGTTATTGTTGCTATTAGCAGCCTTATATATGCCGTTGATATAGTCTTTGAACAGCTCGCCAACGACAACGACATCAACAGACTGAGCCGACCCGCTCGCCGGGACGTCATTCAAAAGAATGCCGTATGGCTCGCCATAAGCGCCGTCTCCCGCGCCGAGGACGTCATAGGTCCCATCGCTGGCAGCGCCGCCCGTAAGCGAAACGGCCCCGGCGGGGGTGTAGCTGGCGCCAGTGACCGAAATGGTCCCAGCGGGGGTGTAGTCTTCAGCGTCGCCGGACAGCGCGGCTTGAGTTCCTGTAAATGTTGCCGTCGGAGCTATCGTGGCGGCGGTGCCTGTAAACGATGCGGAAACGGGCACAGAGCCTTTAACCGCGATAATTGTTCCCCGGGGCACTTTGGCATCCTGCGCATTAAGGCTAATGCACTGCGTCTTGTACTCGGGGGCATAGAAAAAATTACTTGTCAGAGACTCGCTCATAACCAAACCCTCCTTACACATTGAGCTTAAATGGCTTTGCACGGCGCTGGTCGTCGTGCATGGTTGATATATTTACGTCACCGCCCGTCAGGGCGTAAACCCTAGACAACGCTTCATCCAAAGCCGCGTATTTCTCAGCCTGCTTCTGATACGACCTGCGACATTCAGCCATTTCATCGCGTATGGCCTGCAATTCCTTTGCTAGGGCATCGCCGATGTCTTCGCTCAGCGCCGTGAGCGTTGCGACCGTCTTATCAGATGCCTCTGCAATATCCGAAACAGCCGCGCTGGCCGCGTCTGTGATAGCTCTGGCACGCGATTCACCCTTAGCCGATATATCAGCTAGGCCCGTCTGGATGGCCTCAATGCGGGGCACCAGGCGCGCGGAAACGGCATTGTCCAGAGCCTCAGGAATATCAGGCTGTGGCTCTGGGTTTCGTGGTTCAGCCAGATAACCCGACACACCGGATGATTCCACCTCGTCCACAAGACCGAGTTCAAGCGCGCGCTCGGACTGCATCCACGTTTCAGCCCTGAGCATATCGCGGATTTCATCCTCACCACATTTCATGCGGATCTGATAAACCTTGACAATCTCATCGTCGCAAACGTCCAGAACGTCCGCGCACTTACGCATTTCCTCGGCGTTACCTGCGCCGATAATGCTGGCTTGATGAATCATGAATGTGCTGCCCAGCTGCGCCGTGACCTTCGCACCGGGTACGCACAACAGAAGCGTTGCCGCGCTTGCAATCATGCCCGCCGTCTTAATCGACACCGGGCCCTTATAATCTGCAAGCTGCGCACGCATAGCGAACGCTGTATCAAGGTCACCGCCGGGGCTAGACACCCAGACATCCAACGGCGCGCCGTCTGCCTCGGCCAGCACAGCGGCGAGCTGTGCCGCGTCGCTGGCCCACCAGTCAGATTCGCCGGTAATCGCACCGATAATCGACAGCCTAACGCCGTCCCCATTTCTACTCGCGATAAGCATCGGAGCCCTCCATTATGTCTATAGGCTGGCCGTTTTGGTCTTTGACCAAGCCGTAATCCCTCATCAATCGTTCCTCATATCCGCGCTGCCGGATATTCGCCGCAATGTCAGTGCCCGTAGCAATCTGCGCTTCACGCGCAAGCGTGGATACGCATAATTGCACACGCTTTGCCGCCGCATCAATTTCTTTGGTGGGATCGATATTCGGCAACTGCTCGCCAATCCATTCAGCGCAACGCCAAGCGCTTCGGCGGGCCGGATCGGTGTAATATCCGGATAAGCCGAGTTCATCCGCATGGAGGTCAAGCCACGCGTTGTAAAGTGGGCGCACGAATTGATCAACAAACCGGGCCCGGTCTATCTCATAGCCTTGTTGTGCATCTAATAGCGCGGCGCGGCTCGCCGAATATGACGCATTCCACTTTTTCAGCGCAACCTCAGCACTCATGCCAAGATTTGCAGATATTTCTGAGAATTTATGATCAACAAATTGCGCGTATGACGGATTGGGGCGCTGCGGATTAAATGCCTTCATGTCCGCGCCATCCCACAAGTCAATCATCAGGCCGTTTCCATAATTTATGGGCTTTTCATGCTCAGGCGGCATGGCCGTTTCTGACACCGTCTTTTCCGGGGAACGCCCGAAACTGTCGTATGCGTCAGCCTCCGCCTGCGCCTCAACTGCCGGGTGTGTGCGGAAAAGCGCGGGCTTGCTCGCCACCACAGACGCGTCAAGCTCGGCCTTCATATAGCGGTCAAGTTGCTTCATGTCTTCGATGACACGGGATGCAATCGGCAGGCCCCGCAGCTGACCCGGGCGGTCAAATGGCGTATGGATAAACAGCACTCCACTTTTTGGAAAAAGCCATTTACCGTCTGCCAACGATTGAAAACCGGCCATGAACCTACGCCTGCGGTAAAAGTTGACCGGGAATCCGTCAGAATTAAACTCAAAGCCCGTCGCGAGCCAATAAGCCACCGCGCGGCCATTCTGCGCAAGCTCGATACCAGACCTTACGCGTTCATTGCCCATCTCACGCGGGGGAGTTACTAAACAGTCGGACTCGATTAGACGGACGCGCAGCGACCGCGATTCCGCGTCGCAGTAAATGTCGGCTATGCAATCGCCGTTTAAAATTGTGGAAAAATATGCTTGCTGTAGAATCTCATTCAGTGACTCACCGTCAAATCCAACGTTTCGCGCAAATCTTGCAAAAGCAGACTCTATGCGCCGCTCGATCTGCGTCGCCTGGTCTAAGTCAAGCCCGAGCGCCTCCGCGTCAATTTTCGCATCCAGGTCAAGCCCGCGCCCAATAACGCCATCGCGCTTCGCGTGCAATATCGCGCCAAAAAATGAGCTTGACATGTATAAATCGCGGCTGCGGGCGCGCAGCATGAGCTGATTTTTGTCGCAGTCATCACGTGGGCTAGCTGGAAAAGTAAACCAGGAGTCCAGAGGCAGAGAATCCATTGAGGCGCCGTGCCGCGCGTACCCAAGCCACGAAAAAAATTCGTTGCCGTAGTTCAGGATTTGACGCCGAACTTTGGACACGACAGACTGCCCGGACTTTTCCGCCGAGCGTGATATAGCTTTTTTTAAAAATCCAAGGATTCCCATATCACAACGCCCACGGCCAAGTCTTAATGTGGTCAATACTGCGGACGGGCGACGCACGATGGCACGATCCGCCGCGCATCAGACAGGCCAGGCGCGAATATAACGCGTCAAGCTGCGACTGAATAGCCGCCGCATCCTGCCGCGTGTATGTGAGGCCGTCGATCGTATATGACTTATTTCTCGCTATGGCCGCAGAAGCGGCTTCATACTTATCGATTAAAGCCCTCAGCTGCTCGATCTTCATTGGCCGCCTCCATTGGCATTACCGCTGCGGGGCCCCCCGGATGCGCTGGTCAGGCGCTATGCTACTAAGACCCCGGGTCCTTAAGCCGCAGCAGCTTCATCTTGCACTATGCCACCGTTTCAGCGCTTGTCAATAAGAAAATGACGCGCCGCGTTATTTTCTTTTTCGTGGCACCGAATGACAGAAGAGCTCATAAGCCGCAAGGGCATACACCGCGCAGTCAAGCGCCTCATTGCGTTGCCTGTGCTGAACCCATCGCGTTATCTGCTTTCCCTTTTCGATCCTTGACTCCGGCGACTCCGCCGTAAGCTGCGCCCAGTACTCATCCTTTAGCGATTCCGGAATGTGGACATAGCCAGGGCCAACGCGCGGAATATTTAGCCTGTCGTAAATGACGCGCTTAAAGCGGTCAACGCCTAGCCGGTATAACGGAGAGTGGAACGTTGACGTGCGCGTGGGCGGCGCTATCATCGGCACCTTATCACCGCCTACGCCCTTTATTGCGACGACGCGCCGGCGCTCCATCGCCGCGCAAAATCTGTAAACCGCTTGCGTCGAATAGCCGTCCCCGCTATCAATGCAGGCCGCGAAAATAATGCCCGTCCGACCGTCCAGTATCTCAACGGGGGCTTGCAAAAAGTCCCTGACCTGACACCACAACGAATCCGACAGCGGATCGCCAATGATGGAAGTGTGCGATATGACCCATGATTCCATATTTGCGCCAAAACCCCACACAGATATTTCCGCGCGGTCCCTCTGCACATCCACCCCAGCCGTTAGGTATCGGATCGTGCTATGGTCAGGTGAGGACTCAAATCTGGCCCTACCCGCATTATCTGGATTTTCATGCCACGCCGGGGGGCGTTCATCCCACGGCTCAGCGAGCCGCTCCTGTATAAACGTTCTGAGCCTGTCAACGTCTCTCGACCGCGTCGCCATAATCCATTCAGACACCATCTCTCTAAGTGTCATCCACGGCGAATAAAGACTTGACAAGTGATAGCCGACCTTGTGCGATTCTGGGTCACCGGACGTCAAAACCCACGACCCGGCGGATAGCAGCGAGAATGGGGCACTCGACGAATCCCTTATGATTCCGCCGCAGGACGGGCACTCCATCCGAGCGGTGCGGGGGTCCCCCTCTCCAAACTCATCTTTATCCCACTTAACCATTTTCCACGACCAGGCACGGCGGTCACCGCAAAACGGGCATGGTATCTGGTATTCGTGCTGCGCGCATTCAGACAGCCTGCGCCACACCTCCGAATCCTTTAACGTCCCAGGGGAAGACACAATCAGTACCTTGTGATCGAGAAAGTTAGTGCTTCTGCCGATGGCCTTATCGACGGGGCTACCGTCGGAAAATGACGGGTACGCATCGACTTCATCACACAAGACAATTCGGATCGGCCTTGACCGCAAATCCGAGGGAGACGCGGCGCTTGCAAGCTTTACATAGCCGCCTTTAAACCGCTTAATGTCCTGGCTGATTATTCCGGTCTTGATCTTTCCCTCATCTGAGTAGCCAAATAGGCGCCTAAGCTCTGGGGACGCCATTATCATGGTGTCGATCCTCTCCCTTCCCACGTCACGTGCTAAGTCTTCAGACGGCTCGACAAGCATGATCGGCGACGGATCGGCCAGCGCGTAGTAGCAAACCGTGTTGAGTAGCAGCTCAGTCTTGCCAAGCTGGATGCCGGTGCACATAACAACCTGACGGATATTCGGGTCTGTTACCGCGTCCATTATGGCGCGCATATAGGGCACGCGATCCGTGCGCCACGGCCCGGGCTCCGGTCCGGCGCCGTCACCTATAACCCTGTGCTTGTCCGCCCAATCCGATAAGGGCTCCGGCGACCTAAAACCTAGGAATTGTCTGAAATTATCGCTCCACAGTCTCATCATTCCCACCATCCCTTATCCGGCACAAATTTGCTAGATTTAATCATAGACACTGCGGCTTGCAGCTCTGCCCGTAGTATTGAGGCGATCTGTTGCGGTGTGCACCCGGCGCACATTCCCGCTACACGGTCGGGCAAATTTTTCAATACGCGCGAAACGCCCGCCGCCACTTCAGCCGCATCGAGCTCGACCTCGTCGGCCTTGACATAAACCCCCGCCAATATGGCATTTTCCATTTCCTTCGCCTTCGCGGTAGCCTCCTTCGCCGCTGTCTGGGCCTTAATATACTTCAGTTTCCACTCCTTCAGCTCGGAATCCCTGTCTGATACGTCAGACGGCGTGTCCGTTTGCCTGGGCGAAAGCCCCATCAGCCTCCGCGCCTCAGCCTCCGCGCGCATTACAAAATCAGGAATCGGGGTGCCGTCCCTCCTGAGGCCACCACAAGACACAAGCGCCACGAGCCCTTCACGTATTGGGATTGACTGATTCGGCGCGCTGGGCAGTCTGCCTTCTTTCCACGCGCGCTTAACCGTTGGCTCCGGCCTGCCCACAAGTCTCGCAAATCTAAACACTTCCACCGGCACGCCCTTCCTGACCGCTTCCATCAGCTCGTTTATCGCGTCTTCGCTATTCGCTATTAGGTCTTCCATTCTTCCAAACTCCGTGAATTGATGGAACCGTGCTGGTATTGGGCCACGATTCCTGATTTAGATTAACGATCCGCCCCCCGGGGTTGAGCATGAATATTAACC